GATGAATACAAACCGCTATCGAATAGCGGCGGGAGGTTCATTACACACTCATCGGTAGACCAGATCCATATGTTGTCACAGCAGCAGTTAATGGCGGTGTCTCTAGGTTATATCGCCGAATTAGTCCATAAAAATCAATAACAGCAGGTAATTGACTCCCACGAGGTGGAAAATCTTCATCTGTCAACACTGAGTAACGTTCTAAGGGTATGCTTTTATCAGGTCCAAACACAGTAGCTGGAGATGACGAATTTGTGCAGAACAGAGACCCATCGTTGTACTCCGTAGCCCAAATATAATGAATGGCCAGCCCAGATGAAACATTGTGATCCTGTGATTCCGGCATCAAAAATGGTACTGGAGCTATACCAGTTGGCGAAATAGAATCAAACCACTGCTGTAACATATCAAAACCGTCCATAGGATCCCTAGCATTAAAATATTGTAACACATATGGAAAAGCACCCAATCGTAAACGTATCATCAATTGACCAGATCGCAAACGGGTTGGCAAAATAGTTTTAAAGAATGCATTATTTATTTGCCACAAATCGAGTGGCATCACCCAACGACCCCGTAAAGGCACGTGATTACCCGCAGCATCCTCCACAGTCATCTCACCTCCATTCATGCCAAAAGTTGCAATAGTCCGATGATTAAACACATGGACATCATCCATAGTCTCATCAAACACAACACTTGATGGCGGAGCTAGAGGGTTGAAACCAGATTCAGTTAATAACTGCCCGATGATGATGTCCCCTTTGCAAATACCGAAACAATTATATTCGTGACGTAACACACGCCCAACATCAACAATTGTTTCAGCTATCATTGAATCCGGTATAACTGGAGTCAGACTTCGCACATCACCCACATAATTCGTATAGGCAATAGTCAGCTGAGTTGCTCGAGGATCTCCTTCAAGGAAGGGTTGTAACAAGATGCTCTCATCAGTTAGGCCGAATGCCATTCTAAACGCCTCATTAATGTGACGCGCTAAATTGGCGCTTTCGTTAGCTCCCAATTCGATTTGAGGGATCCATTCAAACACTCGATCCACAGGAAATCTCATATTGGTGCATTGCGATAAGCACGCTATCACCGTCTGATACGCTTCAGAAACTACCACAGCATGCTGCAAATGTGAGAAAAGACCATCGTGCGAATACAAAGGTGCCAGCGCGGCGGCATACCACACATTAGTTATCAATGGTGGATTCTCCGGATATGTACCAGACAATAAAGCCACAGTAATTGGACGAGCGTTAACAGCAATAGGGACACCCACAAATTGTTGGGTCATTGACATGTGCAAAGCGGGTTGCGCAATCTCATGAGGCGCTTGACGAGACACATTCATATGCACGGGTATGGCGTTTCTGTCTAAACCAGCATAAGGTACTTGTAAAGGCTGAAGAGGCAGTATAGGCGCCAAAGCAGCTAACTCAATAGGCAGCAACTCACACATATAACCAGGAGTGTATGAACGAATGATCTTAAATTTTGTCAATGCGTTAGTCATTGAAGCACGCATAGCAGGATTCCAATTTATCATAAAACGTCCATCGTTAACTATACCCACTAGCATGTCAATGACTGCATTTCGCCAATTACATAATTCATTCACTAAACTCAACGTAGGTGACACGGTATTAGGTGCAGTCACCTGAAAAGGTAACAACAACTCATCAGGACCAGTAAATAAATTAGCGCTACCCAAAATGTCAGGAGCTCCGAATGTTGTAGCACCGGGACGCGGCCAGTATTGGTAAATCATATCAGCCCATCTCGCGAGTACTGGACAACGAGCGCGGTCAATAGTGCGCTGAACAAAACATCGGGGCCATAACCGTGGGTTGTTAAACGAAGCAGCAGCACGTTGCTGATTCCAGTTGGGGTCATCCATGGTAATATTTTCAAATCCATACATGGCGTTAGCCAACACCATGAATGCTTTAACGGGTCCATTAGGATCAGTAGTCATGGGTAAAGCCATTAAGCAAATGAACATATCAATTAGGGTATCAACACTAAGAACATTTCCACGATGTACCGGAAAAGACTGCTCGTCTAAGTATGTCGTCACCATCCCATTATACAAGAAACATATACACGATCGTCTGAAATCAGAAAAATCAGCCATGTTAGGACGCAAACGCATCAACAATGCTGCCGCTGGACTAATTGAATTGGTTGTTTGCTCAACAACGGAGGCAATAGCATCCGCTACCAGTTGGGGATTGATCATTAAAGGTGACATTTTCGCAAGCATACGAGCAGCATTGGAAATTATCGGCTCAACAAGCCCAGCATTTGTGCCAACATTGAGAAAATACATAATCTGTAACAGTTGACGCTCAGGCGTGGTAACTCGAAAAGGCATTAATCTGGTCATAGATGGAGCCTGACTAGCAGAAATGGTTAACAAATGTTTTGCGCACCGTGACAACGCATCAGCAATCTCATTAGGAGTCATATTCATTCGCTGAAGACGATTGTACCAGCGAGTACGTATCAAATGAGTCAACGAATCCAAAGTTTCATAGGTATCAGCCCAGTCAGACATCGCGCCCGAAAATGTTTGACTACGGTCAAATCTACCAACACGATCTTCCAAGCAATGATTGACAAACTCTGCTGTTTTCGATGCATTAGGCAACCTCACACGTGAAGGGTACATAATTGGATACCATTTACCAGGATTATCACCACCAATAGCACGCAATTGCTTAGCACCTAAATTAGCAGTAAGGGCAGCAGTCAAATCGAGAGCATAAGCTGTATTCCTATTCAAATGCAAATTGTCTAAGACTACGTCTAAGCACATCAAAATGACGTTACTGCGCATCAGCCGTGGATTGAAAGCATTACTCGGGGTCAAGCCATGATTAAAAGCCTGCCTAAACAAAGGTACATTAGATGATGTTGGTGGTAATTGTTTCACACGACGACCCCTATCATGATCCAACTGACCCGCCCAATTAGTCTGTAACACGATCCTAACAACGCTACCTTGAGGAAAAGGTGTCTCAATGTTATATGATGATGAAAACCACTGATATGCGATCACATCTTGCACCGTTCTAGCTGGAATTATAGGAACCAAAGTGAACGAAGTACACAGACCAGCATCCCACGTGACCAGCAATGGTGCACTATTCAACAATAAATCATCAATTTCATCCACAGAAATTCCAGACTTAACATTTGCCGTCGCAGTAGCACGACTCCATGAGGCTACGAAATCTATAACAGCTTGACTTACTTCATAACTCATTAATCCACTAACTGCACCAAGAGAGTGAGTGGTTTGATGAACAGCCAATTGTTCAGGCGACATAAAGGCGCGCATACACACCATGCAAACGTGACTGTTCAATTCATGATTATAACTAGGCAACCCTCCATATAATGGTCGAGTACTAAGAACACTCTGTGCCATCGCCTGCACTTCCTCTCGCACTGGTTGTGTTTTGACACCTCCATCATGATCGATACGCTTACTGCGCTCCAACTCATTTAACCCCACATTACCCTCAGGTGTATATGAAAAAGATGAATTTTTCCTAGCCGGATCTGAATTTTGGTTATAGCGCGCATTGGGATCATTGGCAGCATCTCCACCTAATTTCTGATGTACAGGATGAATCACCTCCTCTTTTTCCTTCTTCAACAATGTCATGTCACTGGCGTCATAACCATCAACTTTACCCGGCGCATCAACCACCAAACGCTGTTCTCGGTGACCAACATCACTTATATATGACTTTTGATTGGTGGTAGAACCTTCATTATGAGCTACGTTTAAGTCCGTCCGTTCGTGAATTGGTTTGACTTCATTTAAACTTTCACTATTAACACCACTGTCTGTATTTTTCCCTTCCGGAGCACGTGATCTACGGCGCTTTACACGAGTGCGAAACGCATCCATCCCGAAATTTGAC